TGCCATGATAAATTTCCTTTAAGTTAGTGGGTTGTTGCCCTACTTTTATTTATACAATCGGCAAAAATCACTGGGGTTGAGGATTGTTTTGGGCACGATTTTGAGCAGCAAATGCAGTGGGATCAAACCTACTGACCAGCTTGCTGTAGCCTGCAGGAGTGGCCATTACCCAGCCTTCGCCTCCGGGGTTGGCAGTATCGGCTTGAGTTTTTAAATGCATTTTCAAAGCATGCAACAATTCAAATGCTTCGAATGACTTTGCCAATGCCTGTGCATTGCTGGTAGGACTGTTGAGATACTCTACTATGTTGGCGTACTTGCGTGGGCCAGCTTTTTGTAATAACCAAGGACCAAACTCCGACAATAACTGTTGTGCAGATTGCAGCGGAGAGCCTACTTTGGTATTGATAAAATCCACTGCTAACTGGAACAAATTAGTGATCTGTTGGGCCCGCAATTCAGCAGGATTAAACAGTGTTTGCATAGCAGCACCTTGAGTGCGTATGATCTCTTTGAGTTTTTTTTCTATATTGGTCTCAGTTTCTAATGTTTTAGGAGTGGCAGGTTTTTCTAGCAACAATCCCGGAACTGGTGTAAATGTTACGCCACTGAGTGGTTGTCGCGGTTCGCCTCGATCTGCATACATTGAATGCATGGCAATGCCTATTTGTGCAGGCGGTACACCAGTTTCGAGATTGCCAGTGATGCGTTGTCCCATTGCGCTCCGGACTGGTATACGATACTCAATGGTGTTGGGCTTGAACACATAATTGCCAGCAATCACAGGTGGTGTTTGCATGAACAACAGATCACCTTTGACATAGCCACGAAAGTTTGGTGGCAATGACGCTTCCAGTACTGGAAACAATGTAGCATAATCCTGTATAAGATTGTCTCTGCTGCCGCCTCTATTATTTTGTATATTGGCCATCATCTGCGGACTGGTGGCCATGCCGTCATAGCCTTTGGCATCAAATCCAGACCCGTCAGTGAGTACAAATTCTCCAGTGTCGGGCTTGCGGCCAAATATCAACGCAGGTTTTCCGTCCCACTTGGCAGTGGTGGTCTGTTGCGGTGCTTGGGTGGCATGTTTGACTATGTCCAAGGCTTTCTGTATGCCTGGTGCGCCTTGGCGAAATACATAATCTTCAAGATGCTCTATACCTTTGGCACGGCCGCCAACTCCAGCTTCTGCAGCTTCAATCACTGGGCGTTGATGTTCAACCAGTGCTACATATCCACGATTCACAATACGATCTCGTAATCTAGCTAGGAAATATGCATCACTTTCTTTTACTGTTTGGTCTGGCTCTTGCAAGCCTTCGCCGGCTAGATAACCACGGAAGTCTTGAAGTTTGGCATCACGGCTGGGATCTTTGGCCAATGCAGCATAGATTGATTCCACATTCTTTAGATTGGCACGAGTGGCACCACGCCCCAATAACACACTGGCCACATAGTCAGGATCCATGCCGCCTTGTACCAGTTGATTTGTGGCTCGAGAGAACATGCCATTGGCACCTACTCGGAGTCCCAGTTGCTTGGCTATACTGCTCATCAACACATTGCGGTTCATACCTTTGTAAGCTGAGTCTGTGCCGCCGCCATAAAAGAACTGTCCCCAATCCAAGTTAGGAAAGAACATAAAGTCAGTTTGTACAAAGCCACGATTGGCGTCACCGGCGATGGGGGTTTTTAAATGTACTTCCCCACCTTTCTTGACCCATTCTCTAGGATCTAGTGCTTGACTTTGCACAAACTGTGAAAGGATACCAGCCAGTTGTTCTTTTGAAACTTCATTGAGATCCACTGCAAGATCCAGATCTCCCGATGAGGGGGCTTTACCGGTTGACCCAAGCCAGCGTGTGGGGATGCCATCTTCTCCTACTTCGCTGGTGAAATCCAGGCCAGTAACTTGTTCTATCCATTGAACAGTGGCAGGTACATCCTGACGGTTAATACGCTGTGTGAGTGGCTCGCCTCGGGGCCCTTTGAATACATTTCCGCCTTCTAATAGATATCTCATGGTGCTGTGCCTGCTTGCTGTTTGGGGTGGGTTTGCATCAAAACTCCTGCTTCGTATGCAGCCTGTGCAATTGTTCGAAATTCGGCTAATTCTTGAGTGTCAACTTTTTCCACATCAAGATTACCCAATTGGCGTATACCTGCATACAATCGATTCATTATAGCATCAGCTTGATTGATATACACTGGTGTATAGGCGCCATTGTCATCCGCTTGAGATACCATTTGACTTAGATTTGTAAAATCCATGCCGCCGAGGAATTGACTCTGTGCCACTATTGAGTTCAATGCTTTTTTCAATCCGGTTTTGGATTGTGTACTGAGCTTTTCGGTGTCAGTGACTGCATCTGCTGCCAGGGCCTGAGACACCTGACGAGACCATTGACGTTGCATGTTTTGTGCAGCCCGACTGACCATCAACGGTATGTTTGCCGCAGCATCTTCATTGACGCGAGACTTTCTAGTCAGTTCATGAATTTGCATCTGTTTTCCTTACTGATCGAGAAAATTTACCAGCGTTTTTTGTTCGTATGGCATTGAGGAATTTTCTAGTGAGGTTTTCTGCTGTTTCAGCATCAAATTCTGATTCAATCTGCTCCAGCAACCTAATGGCATTGGCTATTACGTTGCTCGCGCGATTTTCTATCACCAACCGACGATCTCGCTCGATGTACAGACTGTCTAGTTCTTCTAGTATGCTGCGTGTTTTCTTTTGCATGTAAATCAGTGACCTTTGGATTATTTAGCGATTTCTGGATGTGAATAAATATCTATAACAAGGATACTACATAATGACCAGCAGCATCAACCCGCAAAATATCGACGCCAACTACCCGGTTGCTGGCGTGCCCAACAACACACAGGGATTCCGTGACAACTTTACCAACATCCAAACCAATTTTACCTACGCCGCAAACGAAATAACTGATTTGGAAAACAAAGCTGTGCTCAAGAGTGCATTGAGTGGCACCACCTTGGACAACAACATGGGTGATCAATTGATCTATTCTGCACTCATAAGAGATTTTTCTGGCAGCATTGTACAAAACACTGTGACATCCGGTGCCATTACCCTGGACTATTCGGCCGGCCATTATCAAACTGTCAGCACCACTGGTAGCATAACATTGGGATTCTCTAACTTTCCAACATCGGGCACTGTGGGCATGATGCGAGTGCAGGCCAACATTACCAATACTGCTTATACCATGACTCTTCCGGCCGCAGTCACGCTGGGGCTCACTGGCATCCAAGGTATCAGCGCCAATGTGATCACCTTTGGTGCCACTGGATATTATGAATTTGGATTTGTGACCAGCGATGGCGGTACTACTATTACTGTGTTTGATTTGAATAGGCCTTTAAGTTATTTTACCAACACTGTGAATGTGGCAGCCACTACTGCTAGCAGCAGTACCACCACAGGTGCATTGATCGTAGCAGGCGGTGTAGGTATTGCAGGTAACCTGTATGTGGGCGGAGACATATTTGGTAATGTGTCTGTGACAGACCTTTCTCTTGGCAATGTATCAGCATCTGGATTTGTCAGTGCAACAGGTAATGTCACAGGTGGTAATATACGCACAGGCGGATTGGTTAGTGCAACCGGTAATATAACTGGTGGCAATGTAATATCAAGTGGTGTGGTTTCATCTGCTGGAAATGTACGATTGCTTGCTGCCACTGCTGTACCTGCCGGTGGCACAGCAGGCGCTGGATTGTTGATGTCTAGTACTACCAATCTTGGTGTGTTTTTTGGATCTGGTGCGCCAACCTTGTCAGCTGCACAAGGCAGTCTTTATTTGAGAACTGACGGATCTACTACTGCCACACGTATGTATGTGAACACAACTGGCAGCACCACTTGGACTGCTGTGACCACTGTTGCTTAATTTGATTTGATCTGCTCCGGTAGTTCTTTTAGTTTTGCATTTTGAACATCTGCTGAAACAGTTCTGGGAATACAGCACGCCAATCTGTGCCCCGTCGTTGATCAATAGAGTCCAAGGTAGCAATTATTTTGAATTTTCGTTTGTCTGTATCTTTAAGAGCAAACACCCCATTTGTTAATTGTTGTCGGTGTTCTATAGGATCTGTGAGTCGTGTGGTGTGGATATTTGTTTGCAGCCACTCTTCTAACTGTTTGAGATTGTAAGAATTTAGTATGCCGACTGAGGTATTGGTAGCAAACATACAATTATGCGGCGCATTATCAATGTACCATTGCAAATTATCTGTCACATGAGCCCACTTTGCAGGGAAACGTTGGTATTCAAATCTTTCGCCGACATCATCAATGCTGAAATCAAGTTGCACTAACTTAAATTGCTCCCACAAATTCAACAACTCTTTATTTGGTAATATAGTCCCATTGGTGTTGTAATTCAAGTGTACTTGATC